AATCTCTTCAAACATTGCCCCAATATCTCCACCTGAGACATAATCTGGCAACATTTTATCTAACTGGTCAGCGGTGACTGTTTTCATTTTCTTAACTTTAGCAGCAAAACCTTTCATTGTCTTACTCTTCATCATCATCTTAGCAACTTCTGCACCACTTTTTGAATTCTTTGAATATGCTTCTGCAACTTCTTCGTTGGTTACTTTCTTCATGACTAGGGCATGAAATGCATCGTCAGCCTTTACTTGATTCTTGATTTTCTTTTTGATTGCCCTATGTTCTGGCCCACCATCCATTTTCTTATAAAGGGCATCGAACTTCTTCTTCCTTAAGGCAGTAAGATTTCTCCATGTGCCTTTACCACCTGTTGTATCTTTAGTGCCTACAAAAGGTTCGCCTCTTCTAATTGACTCATACATACTTTTGAGTCTAGTTTCTTTGTCTTTAGTTTGGTTTGCGATTAAATCTACTATTGGTTTGATGTTAGTTTTTGACTTACCATCAGGATCACCAAATCCAATTTGAAGTGGATCAGGAGAGTAATAAACATCTTTAGGTTTTATTGATTTGTATTCGGGTTTTCTTAGTTCTTTTTTGACGAGTGCAGACATTCTCTTCCACTCTTTTTCATCACTAAATCTGATTTCGATATCAGAAATATGTTTTACACTCTTGATGTGTTTGTCAAGTTCGCTTCTGCCTTCATCAACTAGATTTTTTTTTTCTGGTTCTACAGATTCTATGGGTATTTGTTTATACCCTTGTTTCATATACTTCTTAATATCTTTATGGCCTTTGGGTAAAGTGATTCTACCTACTGATCCAGATTTCTCTTTTTTCTGCAACATTACTGCGCCAGATTTTCTAAGTTGAGCGGCGTGTGATTTGGCCATTTTCTTTTGACCCCAAAACTGACCTTCTTCTAGTTCGCCTAAACCTTCTCTGAATGTTTCTTCGTTTGCATATTGTAATGCATTTTGAACTTCTTTTGAGTCTGCAACTTTCTTACCATAAAACTTTGTAATCTCTTTGTATGCAACACTCATTGCACCACCCATATCAAGTGCAACTTCTACTGCCTTTTTAATTTGAGCGTCTTTAACTTTGTTTCTACGGAAATAAGTAGATACTTCACGACCTGTTAGTTTCTGTTTACCATAAGGTCCTAATGCATTAACTTTACCGTCTTTGTCTAATACTTTTTTTGCTTCGTAGAATAAATTCATTGTTATACCTTAACTGCCTTGGCATCTTTGCCTTTTGGTTTCTTTATCTTGCCTTTGTTCTTAATCTTTTTCCACATTTTGTCAAAGAATCCTTCTTCAACTTCTGCGGAATCTCTTTCATCATCATCATACCCACTTACATATGAACCTGGTGCATGAGTGATTCTATAACCTGCCACTTTAAATCCCCAACCGCCTAACCAGTCAACTATTGGGTCTCTTGCATCGCCTTTGCCATCTTCAGCTTGAAAATACCATTCATCAGCAACACCATCATCACCAACTAAGTTTGCGAACTTCTTCCATGCTGTGTCTGCATCTTTTGGTTTTCTCATAGGGTGAGGTTTCTTCATTAAGTCATTAAGTTGAGTAATCTTTTTCATTGAATCTGGAACTGCCCATGTACCCTCTGTAATGTCTACAGATTCTTTCTTCATTGAACCACGATTTGCTTTTTTGGCTGCCCAATACTCTCTAATCCATGACTTAGCAGTTGCTAAACCCATACCCCATTCATCGTTTAATTCTTTTGCGGTATATCCCATTTGAATAGCGGCATAGATTTCACCCATTTTACCTTCTTCTAATTCAACACCCTCTTCAAGTGTCTTATCGAAACCATACTGTTCGTTGTAAGGATAACCTTGTAATGGATTGTCAAATATCATAGAGAAATGTGCTTTGACTTGTTCTTTCTTTTTCTTTTCGGCAATAGAAATAGCCTTATTTACATTCTTAAGATAAGATGTTTCTATTTCGCCTGGTGTATCAGCCTGGTATGATGCGAGTATATCGTCTGTACCTATTTCGTGAACACCATTGTCTGTCTTATTGCCAGCCATATTAGTCCTCTTGTTCTGGAAGATAATGTATCAGTAAATCTTCTAGATTTTCTTCACTGATACCCAATTTTTTTCTTTCTTTTGAAATCTCTTTATTGATTGCAGTTTTGTCAGCGTCTTTAGACATTCTCTGTTTCTTGAGAAGTAAGTCTGAATACTTTGCATATTTACCAGACTTTAGAAGTTTCTCATCTTCTTTGTCGTCACACTCGCAAGGTTCTTTACCACAAACATCACAAACTTCCTCTTTCTTAACAGATTCTTCTTGTGACTTAGAAATTGCCTTTCTTCTCTTGTGCAAATACTCATCTGAATCATCAGTATCGCCATCATTATCGATGTCTTTGTCTTTTCTGTCTTTAAACTTTTTCTTTGCGGCTTTACTGTCTACTTTATCTAGACCTTCACCATCGTCTGACTTATCATTAGATGCATCTTCAACGACTTCAACAGTTCCGCCTTCCAGAATTGTTTTCATATCGTCTATTAGTTTTTGAGATAATTCTTGTATACTCATTTGATTTCCCCTTTCTCGAAGTAATTAAACATCTTCTGTTTACCTTGTTCGTTGAGTCTTAATGACTTGGCAAGTCTACCAAGCATATTGCGTTCAGTTAGTTTTTCGATGGATTTTTCTACTGACTGACTTTGTTCAGCGAGTTCTTGCTCTACTTGGTTGAGTTCTGTTTGTAATCTATCTCGTTTCTCTTCGAGTGATTCCAAAGTCTCCTCTTGGCTCTCTGCCTGTTCTTCAAATTCCTTCTTAAGCAACTCCTCGATTTCATCAATCTCGTGTTGTTCTCCAACGGTTTCTTCGGTTACAGTCGTCTCTGGTTTTGTAAACCCTCTGACCTCTTCTAGTTTATCTTTCCAAGTTTGTTTTTCCATGATATAGTTATTTATATGTTTAGATTTCTTATGATTATCAAAATTGTTTACTTCTTTGATGGTATTGCGTTCTTTGAAGATTTGGTTACAGGTTTCTTCTTACCTTTCATCATTTCTTTCTGTCTGACCACTTTTAACATTCTTTTAGCGAGTTTTGATATCTTTGCGGCCTTCTTATCGAGTATCTTTTCTAATGCTCTCTTCTGACCCATACCCAAATCAGCCTTACTTTTACCTTTCAGTATTCGTTTTGCAATCTTATTTCGTGCCTGTTTTCTGGCTCTCTTCATGAGTTTCTTCGGGTCTAAAATCTTTCTTTTCATCGCTTTCTTTCTAGCAAATGCAATCTTAGCACGATTCTTACGCATCGCTCTTCGTTTTTTCATACGAGTTTGAATAGAATCGACTTCATTAATGAGTTCGTTTTCTATTTCGTCTTCGAATAACTCTCTAAATGTTTTTAATTCGTTCATTCTATTTCCTCATGTTCGTCCACATGTTCATCAAATTCTTCTTGCAATTTCTTAACATCGTCTTGTAAATATTCGATGTTTAAATCTTGAACGGCATCATCAGGCAATGCACCCAGCTCACCTCTTGGCCATTTGATTCTGAATTCTTCATTCATTTCTACAGCATCCTGCATACGAATTACATCTAATTGTAATTGTGCTATTTGAGCTGTTAGTGTAAAATATATGCCAGCCATGGCCAATATCACTGTAAGTATACCAACGAGACTCTTTATGTCTATAGTTATTTGACTATCTTCTGTTATCGCTGTTTCTTTTTCCTTTGGCATTACTTCTTTCCCTTTCTACTTAAAAAGGCGGCGATGGCCATCTTCTGAATCTTCTTGTCTGATTTACCTTTAAACTGAGGTGCATCTGACTTTCTGAAATCATCTACATAATCGCCTGCATCTGCATCTGGCCCCAATTCTTCTTTCTTTTGTTTCTTAAAACTTTTCCAAAAATCACTTCTAACCTTCTTAGATAATTTAGCTCTACCTTCCCAATCAGAAGTTTTAGTTTTCAATCTTGACTGACCAGTCCTATATTCTTTGAATGATTTCATACTACTATTTATGTTTTTTCTTCATTCTTACATTAAAAACATAACGAACACCATCAGTAACCTTTGAAACTCCATGTCTTTCTCCGTATTCGTAAATTAGGGCATCGCCTTGTTCTATACGATATTCTTTATCATCAACAGTAGGAATACCACCTTTGAATTCATCCGTAGGATTCATTTGAATGATAAGACTATAATCTGTTTCACCATTCCTTGCTTGGTCTGTATGAGATTCTATATAACAACCTGGTGTGTATTTTAACACTCTAAACAAAATTGGTTCATATGCCCAAGCAAATGAATTTACATCTTCTAATAATGTAGACCAAACAAATCCCATTTCATCTAGAGTATAACTACTTAAAAGAAAATGACCTATATCACTTGGATAGTGTCTATCTTCACCAAAATAATGATTATCTGAATTACGATAAACATTATATATTCTCAATGTCAAGTCAGCTGTTACCGAATTGGGGTACAGTTCCATAATATTAATTATATTTTTTGGTTAATAGTTGCCGCTGTTTCCAAAGCATAGTCATTTTGTTGTTAGGGAATGATGAACACCAAGTCATTAGTTTTGCAAACAATGAATTTGTTTTCTTCTCTAATGATTTTAAATCATCATCATTTGTTACCTGAACAAAGTCTTTCTTAAAGATTTTCTTCATTACTGAAATGTTCTTTTGTGACCTTTCCCAATCAGATTGAACAATCTCTGATGGTAATATTCTTTTTCTCGTCTTGTTTCTTTCTTGTGCGTTTTCTAATGATGCAGAAACATAAATCATTTTAGACTCATACCCAAGATAATCTAATCGTTTCTTATAACTAGCTATCTTGCCTTTATCAGCACTAGTTGTATCGAAGATAAGACCAAGTCTACCTTCTAAGTATCTGTCTAAACCTCTTGCAGTTATTCTCTTTGCTTTCTTTCTTATAGGGTTTCTAACATCAGACGGTACAGTTGTTAAATCTAATGTCTGACCTGCCTTGGTTAATCCATTTTCAAATGCCTTGTCTGTATTAATTGTTTTTAAACCCAATGCTTTAAGTCCTAATTTACTAACAACTGTTGATTTACCAGAACCTGGACCACCCATTAAGAAGACTGCCTTAAAGATACCTGGATCGTATACACCTTCTTGTATCAAGTCTTCTATCATGTATTCAGGTAGATTACCTTCCATGATTCCCATACCTTTACGAACATCTTTATACAATTTGTCTGCAAATTTCTTATTCGCCACACCAGCCTTAAATGCATCGTAGTCTCCCTTTTCAGCAGCAGCACGCATTTTACTTGCACTCATACCTGATACATCATCTGCATCTGGATCCCTCTCACCTGCACTGACTATCTCTATCTTATCAAAGTCATAGTGACCATGGCGTCCTCTCGCTTTATTGTATTTCTTAATCAATGTATCAAACTCTCTGACTCTATCTGAACCTACTACCATGTAGATTTCTTTATACCCTTGATTGTATAATGCACTACAGATATCAAATATTGTTCTGGCCGCAACATCAGGTACTCCCACCTTCTTTGCAAAGAACTTTCTGAGATACCAAACACACTGTTTATGCGTTAAAGGATTCTTCTTCTTATCAACTGAATGTGATGTGAACAACATAGGGTCACCTTTGACCTGTTTTGCGATTCTACTAAGTCTATCTACTAGTTTTGCGTGTCCTGTTGTTGGTGGATTGAAACGGCCAAATGAAAACACTGCTGGTTTATTCTTAGCTTCTGATATAAATCTTGTTAGTGTTTTTGCCATTACTTATCCCAATTTTTTGCTACGGTGAAATTATTCAATGAAAACTCCAGTCTATCAACTAGTTTGACTGCCTTGCCATCATCATCTACTGCGACATATCCTTCTGGATTCACAACATCAAACCCTTTAGAGGTCTTCTTGAATGTTCCTATACCCTTTGCAGTATTTAGTCCTTTGATAATTATACCCTTTGCATTAACTAAATTGGTTTGAAATGTTGTTAATGCGGTTATTAGAAGTTTTAGGCCGACTAGTTCTCTTCTTAATTGTTCGCCCATTTGTTGTTTCATTTGTTTTGTCTTTTCCATTTTAACTTTTGCAACGACTTTATCTTTCCAATACGAATCAAAATGTTTTATATAATCGTTGTAAGTTAGTTTGAATTTACCCTTTCTAATTTCTGTGTTCATGTATGTCTTATAGGTTGCACCTGCACCCTTCTGTTGTATAGTCTGTTGAACTTTCTTAAACTTTAACAATGCAGGTTTCTTAATCTTATGAAATGATTTACCTGTTTCTTGTAGTGCCTTAGTTAATACGACTGTATCTTTTGCCGTCAACTTTGACTTACCTGCAACACTTTTGTATGTTGCATCATCAATCCATACATCTTTATTGTGTCCCAATGTAGATATATCTGCACCAAATGATGCACCAAGGTCTTCTATAGTTGAACCCTCATAGGTGGTGTGAAAGACTATACCATATTTTGCAGTAGCGATAGCCTCACCCAAGTCTGATTCAATATCAGCGGCATATAATATTGTGTTTGGTTGAAATGTGACATAATTTACACCATCAATCTCTGTCATTTTCTTATCTGACTCAGTGAACATCAAGTCACCTTGTAAGATTTTATTCCATGATAGTCTAGATAGATAGTTAAATGACTCTATGAACTTCTTCTCTAAGTCACCAGATAGTTCAGATGCTTCTTTGATTTGTTGAATTGAGGTGTAGTGTAATTGTTCTTTAGTGAATAGTGATTTCTTTGCGACAAAGAATTGTCCTGTTTCGGGGTGTTTTCCTGCCCAAATTGCTGGGGCACCATCCCATTTGACAGTCATGTTGACACCTTTCTTTGAGGTGCCTTTCATCATGTCCCTTAAAGACCTGAGAAAATTTATAGATGCTCGACCACCATCAATACCGTTATTGATGATTTCGTCTTCTAAATGTTCTAAATGTAGGTTCTTAACTGCCATAAAGTAGTATCACTTTTATCTTAATGTTCGTGTAATACTACTATTTATGTGTTTTAGATTCTAAGAAAAGTCGACATTGGCAGAATCTTCGCCATTGTCTATGATTTTCTGTATGTGTGCGATATCGTCTTGTATATCACTAGCAGAAGATTCAAACTTTGCCTTCTCGCCTGCCCAAAATGCATCGTCTTTTGTATTAGTGAAGTAGTTCCATTCAACATACATATCACCACTTGTTGCAGATGAATTTGCGGTTCTCCATGCTGCTAATGCACTCTTAATACCACCTGTTCCTGTATAACTATACTCTGTAGAATCTGAATCATGGCGGTCAGCGAATTGAACATAGATATGGTCGCCTTTGTCAGCAGCGGACCTTTTAAATACTACTGTTCCATTGCCTCTAGCAGGGTCTAATAAATCAGCTTGTTTCTGTTTCTCTGCCAGAAGAGCAGTTAATCTTGTTTTTTCGTCAGCGTAATGTCCCATAAAAAGAAATCTCCTTTGTTTCTATGGACTATTTAGTTTTTCTAGTTTTTTGCAAGCGGTCTGGAGTGTAATTTAGACTCTATTTGTTGAATTTTTTCAGCAATTATATCAGCTTTTCTGTTCTCGCCTTTCTGTTTGAATTCTCTCATGGCTTTTTTAAGTTGAACTTTATAGGTTATAAGTTCGATAACTTCATCAGATTTTATGTTCTTTGATGGCGTCATGCTATATCTTCAAACTTTTTTGCAACAAGTATGCAATTCATATATGCTTCTGGATCATCAACATTTTTCCAGATTTCACATAAGTTTTCATCTTCAATAATTGGGTCGTCAATTATGATTGGTTCGGGTTCTTCCGGACACAAGTATGTTCCATCTCTATCGTTATAACATAGACCCTCAATGAGTTCAACATGTGAACAACCCATAGGGATTAAAAGCATCATGAATAATAATGTATATCCTATCCAAAGTAAAGGAGTATCCTTAGGTCTCATGCTATTTAATCTCTCATCTAAACTCAATTTTTTCATATTACTATTTATTATAACAAAAAACCACCTATTTGTATAGGTGGTTTTCTCTTTTTTTAGCCCACCCCTAGACTAGAAATCTCCCTCTGCAACTTGAACTACAGTGGTGCCTCTTGCCCTCCACAT